AGAGCAAACAGATCCAAATCGCATAGGTCTCCTAAAAAGTTGTTAAACAGATTATTGCACAACAAACAAACTGTTGGCAATTAAAGTAAAAAAATATCCGACGGAATCAACGGGTTAATGCGTTGGCCAGATCGGCCTCAGCCTTGGCAAGTGCTGCGCGAGCCTTTTCAACGGCTGCGGTGTTGGCCTCAAGCATGGCTTGGTCCATGTAGTCTTTGACATCCTGTGGTACGTCAATCCAGTTCCAAGAAACCGTCTTTGCCCATTCAATCGCGCGGCCGTAGTGCTTCTTTTCTTGCTCGCGCCACGCCTCTACACTGACAGCGTAGAGGTTGTAAATAATGGCGATGGCCTCTTCCTCTGATTCGCATGGGTAGACTTCGGAGTTGCTGCCGCTGCCATCGCTGTAGCGGTTAATGTTCCATTGCAGGTCGCCTTTGGTGCTGCCAAACAGCGTGAGCAGTTTTAGGCTTGTGTCGTACCTGTCGCTTGGCTTGAGCGCATCGTCCTTGGAGATTAGCGTCGGCGCGCCGTAGCCTGGCACCTGAAGAAAGTGAGTGAACTTGCCGTCCAGGTAGTCTTCAATACGCTTGAGAGCTTGGTGTTGCTTCAGCTTCTTGAGTTGCTCTTGGTACTTGCGGCCAGACTCATCCAATTCCTTGTTGACGCGCTTGAGCTCCTCGCGCTTCAAGGTGATCAGCTTGTGAAGCTCGTTGACTTCAGCCTCGAGCTTGACTGTTGGCGGTTTTAAAAATATTTCGCGCCACTCTTCTGGGGTTCCCCAGTGAGGCTCGCCATAGTCGCCGTCCTCGTACTCGGGTGCAACAAGGTGTGACCAGCCGTAGCTGGCGATGTAGGCGCCTTGCTGGCCGTGGATGTTGTAGACGGTGTCGCCTTTGTTGAATGTGTTGGTGGTGTTCATTTGAGTGGCTTGTATGTTGGTGGGTTTGAATAGCGGTTGATCATGGCTTCATTGCGCGCCTGCATCTCTTCGTGGGTGAGGCGCGCGGTGGGCGACGGTTTCGGCTTGGCCACAGCCTTTGTGCTCGCTGCCTTTTTGGGCGCCTTGCGTGCACGGTGGTACTCGCGCAAGTAGGCCTTGCGCTCTTCGTGGCTCATCTTTGACTGAGGTGGACGTGGCGCATCTGGCGGGACCATGACCACCTTGTAGACGGCCTGCTGCTTCTCGCCAACCGGGTCAATCCAATGCGAGACATATGCGTCAGGCATGCGCTTGAGTGCGCGGTACAGGCTGTGGCCTTTGCCTGGAATGCGCTCATTCATGTGCTTGAGCGTCATGCCTTCTGGGTGTTGGCGTAGCAGCGCACGGATCTGCAGACGGAATAGGCCGCCTTGATTGTCGCGTTTGCGTTTAACTGGCTCGATCATTTTGCACAGCCTTTCATGTATGCGTTGATGGAGGCTTGGCTGCGGGTGGACAAGACTTCGCAGTCTTTGCGCCACACGCCGATGTCCAGCGCCACGGTGATAACGGCAGCCAGGCAGATCATGGCCATCAGCCAGCTGGTGTCTTCTTTTAGTAATGTGAAATCGCAGTTCATCGCTTTTGTCCTCGTTCTTTGACTGGGTTAAATGTGCCGTCGGCAAAGCGACGGAACAGAGATTCGTTGTTCTTGGTGGCATGCCGCTTGTCGCTGGCAGTGTTGGACATCACAAAGAAGGCGGTGCTTCCTTGGCTGTTTTTTAGGTTGAGCTTGTAGTGGTCGCCGCCAGTTTGCGAGAAGCTGAGCACCTCGAGGCCGAAGCGCTGCGCCAGTTTGATTGCGTCGCGTTGTGTTGACTTCATGCTGTCCTCGCAGTCGCGTTGCCGCACAGCTGGACCATCTCGTCTACAGCGTCATCGCCTGGGTCTCGGATAGGCTTTAGGCAGCAGTCTTCTGCCGCGGCGATGCGTCCGCCAGTGTCGGTACGAAGATCGCCCTCGTATAGCCACGCGTGAACCTGCTCTTCTGGTACGTCATTCAGCCTGAGCAGCGTAGTGACACGGATGATGCGTCCCAGCATGTCTGGGTATTGAGATCGAATGACCATGGCCATGTCGTTTGGTTTGCAGTTCATATTTCCCCTTCGTTGATGATGCAACAGATTATTGTGTAAGAAACAAAATGTTGCAAGTACAGGCAAAAAAAAGACCTTCAGTTTTGGTCGGGATTTAATTCAATCCACCAGTCTTTGCCGCCTTGGGCGCTCATCCACGGCTTGAATGGCGCAGGGTGCACGTGGATGTCTTCAGCCACGCAGGTATTGACGCCCCACTTGTATGCCTGCTTCCATGCCTGGCGTTTGCTGGCAAACACCCTATAGCCTGGCGCACCCACTTGCATGTGGCGAGGGTGATAGACGATGAATGACTTGCGGCGGTGGGTCATAGCAGGCTCCCTGTTTGCGATGGTTTGCCAGCGGATGCTTCAATGAAGGCGATATTCAGTGCCGCACGCGCCTCGCTCAGGCGCTCGTGCTCTTTGAAGTAGGCGTATTCAAAGCAGAAGCCTTCATAATATTTGCGAAGCTCTACAACCTCGGCCTTCGACTCAAGGTATTCGTCAAGCAGTTCTGTGAAGGTGGTCATGCGTTCTTCTCCTTTGCTGTTGGGATGTACTCGCAGCCATCGGCGGCGCTGTTTGCAGTCATGAAGACGGGCGTTCGGCCGCCCCATGTTTGCCCTGGGAGGTCTGCCCAGCGCAGGCACTTCTTGCAGTTGCTGTCAGGCTCTACAGGCTTGCAGCGGGCGTAGTCATAGGGAAGGGTTCTCATGTGTTTCGCGCTTTCAAAATCTTCTCGGCGTAGTCCATGGCATCAAGGCGATTGCCGCCGAAGTCTTGGTCAATGAACGCTTGCTTGTCTGCTTGGGTCAGGCCGATCCATGCACGCTTTGCAGGTAATACTTTTGGTGATGTCGACGACACTGATGTCGCCGACTTGCGATAGGGCACGGTCACGCCGATTGGCTTGCGGGTCATGCTTCCACCTTGCTGCCGTGGGCGGCCTTCAAAACAGCTCGGGCAAACGGGACTGCAAATTCACGATGCCCACACATGGAGTCGTCAATTATTTCGATGTCTTCATCCGTCAGCGGCTTGCGTTGTTGTGGTGTGGTGTAGAGAATTTGTCCAATCTTTGGGTTGTCGTTAAGCCAAGCAACTATTGGTGTTGGGGGTGAGGCTGGCGTGTTTGCACCGTTATATCGGTCAACCACAAAGCCAACAGGCTCACCCTGCTCTTGCTTGGATTCTGCAAGTTCCTTTGCCACCCGCATAAATTCAGCAGTCATGTCGGCAAGTTCTTTCTCCACACCCATAAAACGCTCGTAGGAAACCACAGATTCACCCTGCTCTTGCTTGGCTGTTGGCCATTCGTCATCAGCCTTTACAACCACGCAGTAGACGGCAGTCCAGCCTCGGGCGATCCGCTCTGGCGTCATGTACTCCTTGGCCTCTTCCGTGGTCAGTCCATCCGCCACGCACGCACCTGTGTTGAAAACAGACCAGTTGGCGCCGTAGGTGTGCTCAGCCTGCTGCTCTGCCATTGCCTTGCCCATTGCCTTGCCGCCTTCAAAGACTGCATTGAGGGCGACTTGGTAATCCTCCAGCGTTGCCGGCACTCCTGTTGCTACGATGTTCATAAACTCTCCTGTGTTGACCAGGGCGCAACCGGCACCCAAACGGTTTTCTGTGGCTTGTAGGCGGGCGCCTCCAAGATGTCTTGTGTGATTGGCTCGGCTCGGTTGGCACGGACCACTGTGCTCTCGCGCTTTGGCTTGCACGCCTTGGTCAGGCGCTCAGGCTTATAGGGCACGTAGGGCTTGCGCACATACGGCGGGCGAGGCGCATTGACCGGCTCAGGCACGCATGCCCAAACCTGGCGCTGACCGTTCCAGCGCATCACGTAGCAGCCATAGGTGGCATGCAGGCGCTTGGCCACATTGGTGTACTCGCGGCCCAAGGCTCGGGCTATGTCCCAGATCTCGAGGCCGTCGGGGTGCTTCAGCAGCAGATTGCGCAGCTGTTTTGCGGTATCGCCGTTCATAGCGGTGCGTCCTCAAAGTTGTCGGGGTTGAACTTGGGCGCGCGATTGCCGCGGTCCATAGGGTTGGGGTGGGGTGGGAATGGCCAGTTCATATGTGACTCCGTGGGCGGACAAAGCCGTGCTTCGGTGAGATGTCCAAGCCGCAATGGGCTCGGAAGACCTTGCCGCACTTGCAGCAGGTCCACTCAACGCGCTCGGCGTAGGATGGGTGCGTGTAAATCTCTTGGTGCCACTTCAAGTGAGCGTCGTAGCCTGCGCCATTTGGTGGGCGCTCTGGCTCTGGGATACCGGTATGGCGCAGGTCGCGCAGCATGAACTCGTGACTGCAGGTGGCCCTGAATAGGTTGCGCAGCCAGTTCATTTGGCTTTCCTCGCCTCAACTCGCAGCGTGTGGCCAAGCATGCTGCCGCCTGCAATCAAGCGGGCCACGCCCATGGCGGCCTCGTGGCGGGTTGGAAATGAGCCAAGCCCGATCCAGCCGCACATTGGGTAGTACTCCTCAATCACGAACTCCATGCCCTCAATGTGTGGTGTCTTCAGTAATTCCATGGCTTGGCTCCAATTGCTGCAGCGCGTGCCTTGGCGTCTGCCTTGTTGTCGAAGTAGCCGGCGGTCTCAGATTCGACCAGGCTCGGTGTCTCGCTGATGATCAGCTGCCAGCGCTTGCCAGCCTTGAAGATGTGTGCGTATTTCATGTTGGCTCCTTAGTAGTTGCGGGTAAGAGGGGTGCCGCGGCCAGACAGCTTGGCGACCAGTTTGAAGATGGGGTCAGCCACCGCGGCATGAGCCAAGTAGCGGACCTCCAGGTTGTGAGTGATGTACTCGGCGAACCAGAGCGCAACGCCCTGAGTGTTGATCGCGCGACGGATGCGGT